GCCGGATTAGAAGATGATGTTATAGATATGGCGGAAAAATATGCAGAAACTTCTAAAAATTATTTGAATAAAATAGGTGAGATAGAATTTACCACAGCAGACGGATCGAAACAATCATTAAATTTAATTCCAAATTTAGGTACATACACTATAGAAACTCTTAAATCTGTAATAGAAGAAACAAATAAAATTGCAGGCGAAATGGAAAAATCAATATCAGAAAAAGCCGTATCTATAATTAATAGTACAACAAACAATGTAGTACAAGGAAACGATGCCCCTGCAATATTACCACCCGCAACTTCTACTAGACGTTCTGATTCTGTAGATCGTTTCTTAATGGAAATGGGAAGAATACGATAACGTGAAAAACCCCGCGCAAGGCGGGGTCTAAAATAAGTTCTAAAAAAGAGCTTTAGTTTAATCTTCTGCTAATTTAGCAAAATAAGATAAAGACTCATCGTCATTATCAAAGTCTACTTCTTTAGTTGGCGCTTTTACTGCGGGCTTATTTTGAACAACCGATAGCTTAGAAGTAGGGGAGCTTTGAACTTGTTCGTCAAGATCAATCTCGTCTGCTTTCTTACCGGGTGCCATTGTGGTACCGATACCAAGAACCATTTCCAATTTCTTCTTCAAATCATCATAAGACTTGAAATGCTTTTCATCTAAGAAAGCTGTCAAGGAATGTTGCTTGCCCCAGATAGCTTCAATTTCATCGTCGCTATTTGATACTGAGCTTGTAGAATCAAACTCGGATTTATCGTAATTACGATAACCTTCCACATTGCGAATCTTCAATTTGAAGTTTGCGCCTTCCCAGAAGTCGAATGGATTCATTGGCTTCTCGTCTTGGAACTGAGGTTCTGCTACATCTTTGATCTTATCAAAGATTTTCTTACCGAATTTATACAGGCGTACTGTTCCTTCGTTCTCGGGATGTGCAGGATCCTTAACAATAAGAATATTGGTAACATAGCTTAGCTTGCGCTTTTGCTTACGAGCAATTTCCTTATTTGCTTCTGAACCCGAATTCCACAATTCAGTATTGAATTCTGAAACAGGGTCTGCTTTACCTAAAGTGGTAAGTGAGTTTTCAATATACCATTTACCGGTTGGTCCTTGAAATCCATGATTCCAAATTCTAACCCATGGTAGATCTTCACCTTTAGGTGGTGCTAAGAATCTAATGACAGCATAACCGTTACCGGCCTTATCTACTTCTGGTTGCCAGAAGCGATCGTCTGCGCCACGTGATTCTGATTGGGGGTTTGCGATCTTTTCAACCTCTTTCATTAAAGAGTCAAATCCGCCGCGGGATTTTCTAAGATCAGATAGTGATGTAAATGCCATAATAATCTCCTTTGTATAGCGTTGTATTAAGTGTATAAGTTGTATTAACGTCGTTTGATTTTAATAACTGTCGCGTAATCATAATCTAATTCAGTTTCGTCATCTTCAATTTTTTTAGAAGATACTATATTATATATAAGATTCTTATGCTTGTCAATAGCATTTTTCTTCTTAATTCCACGAATTTTTTTCTCGCGGTCAAAATCTAAATTTCTTTTCTTGATGCTCATTTTAATTTTTAAGGCTCCTTATTCCTTTTAGTAAAATGTTATTGTTCGTCGCTTTCGGTGTTAACGACAATGTACGGCCACTTGGCCATTCTTTTGGTTATATCGGATTGGTTGTATGATAATTTGATTAAGTATCTTTGTGTTTCTTTTATGGATGCAATACATTGTTCTATCAAGTATCTAGCTTCGTCCAATTCTTTTTCAAGTTTAACTATCTTTTGAGCATTTAAGTCCAGCTCTGTTTCTGAAAATTCCATTGTACTTTTCCTTATCAAAACGTAAAAAAGGTTTATATTTTCTAATTAATCTAGAAATATCTGGCCACATTACATCGTCTCCAATATTCGTATCAAAGTATCCCGTAAAAGGAAATATCTTTTCAAGGATAACTAATGTTTCTAATGTTATGGTTTTTCGAAGAAATGCTTTAATTATATATGGGTGTTGGGATTTTGTAATCTTAAAAGCATCTTCAATACTCATATTTTCTTTTTCTAATTCTAGCATCAAAGTTTCTAGATCATTGGTAAAAATATAAGTTAAGCTTTCTGTTCGCTTTTTCCATTCTTGATATCGTTCACTAGCTTCGGAATCAAATAATCCTCCCCAACGATCGCCGGATGTAAAATTTGCTATTAAAAAATTAGCAACTTCCTCATCCGAATATGTCTTGGATACTTTTTTAATAGAATAGAGATCTTTGCGTTTAGCAAAGGCTTGCCGACTTGCTCTAACTTTGCCTTTTTGAGCAATGACATCATAATTGTCTGTAGTAAAATGCAACTTAAGGGCAATGTACATTTTATAGACTGAAAATTCATCCATAATCACAGCGGTAATTTACCTCGTTTTTTAAAATAGTGTCCGTCTTCTGCTTCTATTTGAATTTTATCTTTAAGTGATTGATTAATCAATTTAGAAATAGATTCAACATCAATATCAATTTCTCCGCAATATTGTATAACAGCATCCATATAACCTAATTTTTCTTTTGCTACTCGTTCTTCGATATAAAGAGAAAATTCGTTAGGTGATCTAAATTTTTTAGTTATAATCAAAGTATCCGTTAAGATATATTGTTGTAATTCATCGGTCATTTTATGTTTTCTTTAAAACCTATTACTATAAGGTATACTACATTATAAAGGTAATAATATAGATTGTCAATAACTGTTTTAAATAGTTGATCTAATTCTTCTTCGGTTAAAGTATTGGTATTTCGGGAAACAGACATTCATGGATAAAATGTGTAACATCTTCCTCACTTAGTCCTAAACTAGTCATAACTTTAGGTGTATGCGGGTTACATTTCTGATTCTGTGCATAGTAATTCTGTGCTAGTGCAGTATTTTCGACAGTATTATTAGTTTTTGCTACAGTGCTTAGATAATGTGCAACTGTAGTTCTAGCTAAATTTGTTATTTGGTCTAGTTCTGCTTCATCGCTTACGTTACCCGCGGCCACCATACTCTTGCTGAATATGTTAGTGGCCCATTCAGGAAGGGATCGTTCTTTACGCCATTCTAGTTTAGATACTTCGTCTGCAAACCAGGTCATCATAGGATGGTCAGCATCTCCTGCTTTTGAATAATCATGAAAACAACCTGTGATTTTGTTCTTGCCGGCGATAACATCAAAGCCGTAAATTGGTGCTGGATTGTGGGTGTGTGGAAAGATGCAACAATGCATCATCCAAAGTCCTTTGCTTTCTCTTGCATCTACAACATCAACGTGGGCACGACGATAACTATCGCTAGTCCATACTCGATTGGTCCACCCAGGTTGATTAAAACGCTCCATACCTGGTTCAAATATTTCTTTACCAGTTCTATCAAAGTTTTTTTCCAAAAGGTGCTGGATTTCTACCAACGTGTCCCATACTTTACTCATTATAATCTTTAATCATATTAATATTGTGGTCAAAAGCTATATTAGCCTCATCCGCCATAGATACATCTATTTTTTCACGTATACTTTTTACTAATGTGGGTATATTGTCAAACTTAAACATATTATTACTTCCTGGTAATAATTTAGCAAGCATTTGCCCGCCAAATAAATCGCCCATGTGCCTGACATATACATGAGCCATTATTTTATCTTTATCCTGCAACTCGTTTAAATACATGCAATAATTTATAGTAGAAGCAGTTAGCCTAGGCATTGGATCGTTTCTTGCAAGCTCGACCCAATCTAATTCTATTTGTTTAGATCTTTTAATATCCTCAATACCCTCAAACAATTTAAAATCGTCTGCTTTATTTTCCAATACATTATAAACCATTAGTAACTGATATAAGTATTCGGAATATTTTTTCCTATTTACATTTCCAGCAAATATAGATTTAAGAAAAGGTTGGGTTTCCGCTTCTTTATGTTTTTCTGCAGTTAATTCTTTTAATGTAGTCATGAGTTATACCACTGTTTTAAATATTCATAATGATTAAGATTATTTTCTGTAATGTAATTAATTTTAGCTTTTTGAATTGTTAAAAAGTATTTACAATATTCTTTTTCATCATCTGTTAACGGAATCGTATTTGTTACTGATGCTCCTGCAGCTATCACACTAAACCATTGATGTGACGTAAATGTAGGATAATCTTCGGAAAGATTAAATCTAGGATAATTGGGATAATAATAATCTATAACTTTTTTAGTATTTTTCGGTAAATCTGTTATTTTTAAATTTCGTATTGCTTTCCAATATGGAGTATCTGATCTTGTAGAAAAATAATAATGAGCCCATATAAAGGCAGATACTTCTGTATAAAAATTCTTAGTTATAAAATTTAAAATCTCTACATTTTCGTCAGACCAAATATTTTGAGATTCATTTAATGACACAATAAGTTTCTTTATAAAAAGAGTTGTAGTTGTCAGTCCAGTAGCTTCTAGTGGTTCAATAAATCCAGAACTAAGTCCTATGGCACATACATTTTTATATACGGATTTTGTATAACAACCCAATTTCATATCTATAAATCTACAAGGGGCGTCTAATTCATTAATACTTTCTCTTAATTCTTTTTCTGCTTCTTCATCTGTAATAAATTTACTGCTATATACGTATCCATTTCCTATCCTAGTAAAAATAGGAATAGTAAATCTCCAACCCGCATTCATAGTAGTTGCTTTAGTATACGGAACACATTCGGTATTTGGATCGGAATATTGTTTTTGAATCACTACGCATCGGTCATTTAATAGATAATCCTCATAAGAATTGAAAGGAACATTTAAACTTTGTCCCAATAGTTTAGATTCAAACCCCGAACAATCTATATAAAGATCAGCCGAAAATATTTCATTGGTATTATCTATTAATTGATATATACCATTTTCATTTGTTACAACACTTGTAATAGAAGTATCCACATGTCTAACCTTTGAGGATATTTTTTTCTTTATAGTTTCTACAATATCATTTGCTGAAAAATGAACTGCACCAATATTACTAGGAGAAGTTAATAAATTAAAATCTAAATTTCCTTTAAATTTGTGGCTTTTATTAGATTTTGCAATATTATAACAACTGTTATTATCTATATACTCAGAATAATTTTTATCAGCAAAGTAGTTGGCAATATGTAAATTATAATTTAAAATATAGTTAGTAAAATCATTATCTACAAAGTACGGCTTATCTGTCCATCCGGACAATTCTACTCCGAGTTTTAAACTAGCATTACTCGATTTCATCCAGTCGGTTGGCTCTAATCCGCATTCTACTAAAAATCCGGCAGTAAAAGGTTGGGTGCCTTCACCGACTCCGATAGTTCCTTTTTTAGTATCTTCTATAAGAGTGATGAATACTTTTTTTCTTAGTTTGGTTACTAATCCTAGTGCAGTTAACCAGCCGCTAGTACCTCCACCTAAAATAATGATATGCTCTATTTGTTTCATGTTCTTGATCTTGTTGCTCCAGGTAATCCGATATATGGTCTATGATCCCATTTATAATCGCGATAGTTTCCTTTTTTGTCTACGTAATGTAGGAATGCTTGTGTTTGCCGTTTTCCTTCATAGGGCAAACGCCAATGATTTAGTATATCACCTTTATACACAATAAGGTCACCGGGATTTAAACTAATTGGAAATTTTTTATTTTCTAAATCTTCAAACCAAATTTCCCATGGTTTTTCATCTATAGAAATATTTAATGTACAAGAATATTCGCAACTTGGTCTATCTGTATGTTCTGCCATTTCGGCACCATTATAATATATTCTTGCGTATGTGTATGTCGGATATAAGCTTTTACCTGTAACTTCTTCCATTAAGGGTTGCAATTGCAACGATAATGCTTCAAATGGAAGAGCAGAATAGTATGAAAAGCTTTTTGATATTTGCGTATCGGCAAATGCGTAAAGATCAGATTCGTTTTTACCTGTTCTCATATACTCTAATTTTTTTATTAATTCAAATTGAGTATCGAGATTACCTAATAAATCTGTAGAGACTGCTTCTCTAACTACTTCATATAAATTTGGTTTAAACATAATATTTTTAATGTAAGCCTAGTTCTTTTTAAAGGAAGAACTAGTAAAAAACCTATTTAATTAAAACCCAACATTAATACCAAGGCCCCAAGCATTCTCTTGAATGTCTTGATAGCTCTTGCTTGCATTAACATTTAATGCAACATTCTTAACAACGGGAATGCTGTAAGTACCAAATACTACAGATTGTTTTGTTTCTGTAGAAGCAGTTGTACCTACACGGGTTTTAACACCTGCCAAAGCAAAACCTGGACCTGCTTTTAAACCTGTAGTTGCACCTAATAGGCCGTATTGGTAATTTGCGCCACGAGCACCATTTGCTCCATTGTCAAATCCAACACCAATAAATGGTGTGAAGATGCTAACAGCTTTGCCGCCAGTAACTTCTAAGCTATTGAACATGCCGCCAGTGTGTGATACTGCAGTGCGACCTTGTACGCCCAATTGAATTCCGTTTAGATCTTTACCTGCACGAATATATTGAGCAGTGCTCATAACACCCGAGGTTTGATCTTTAACAGCATCAACATCTACGCTAAAATAATCCGCAGCAGATGCTGCAAATGCGAAAGCAACCAAAGTTGCACTAATAATTTTCTTCAAGTTAAACTCCTTTTATTAATAAAAGGTTGGTTATTCTGTTACGAGGAAACCAACCGAAACCCTAAGCAGCGTTTAGGCTGCTAATGCGAACTGTTCGTCGTTTGCGTTTACGTTATTTGCTTGATTAACGGTCATCGCCTACCGTGCTGTCCACGCATGTACTTGTTGCCCTGTCGAATCTAGGTCACCCCCATCAAAAGCATTCTTAATCTCCAGCATACTTGTGGCGATCAATCCACTTTCAACCTTCTCCGATCCTGCGTCCAGTTTAGAATACTTTTGGTGGAGGTGGGGGGATTCGCACCCCCGTCCAAGACACTTTTCTCTTTGCTTCATACAGCAATATCTCTATTATATATTGTCTAGAAAAAATAATCTATAAATTAGTTATTCAAATACCTTTTATTCTTTTATATTCTGCACGTAATTTTTTGAATTCGGATACCCAATCATCTCGACGTTCTTGAAATATTAATGGTTGTTCATTATCTACACCCATAATAACAACTAATCTAGAAACAGGTTTGCCGGTCATTTCTTCAAATGCAACCGCATACGCAGAACATTGAATAAAATAATCATGAATATCGTCTCTAGTTTTTAATCGCTTAGATGTTTTAAAATCGATAACCGATAGTTTACCTTTATATTCTGCAATACAATCTACAGTACCTGCTACTTCAAGATGATTGGAATATAAAGAAGATTCTAGTGCGTGAATGTTATTGATATCGGATAGATGTGGCTTTACATTGTTCCACATTTCCGTATCAAACATATTTACTGTAACATTTTCATTCAGTAAATGTTTTTCGCATAATGTATGTAACCTGGTACCTCGTCTTGCAGCAGTACTAGATATTCTGTTTGCCTCTTCTTCGCCTACTCTTTTACGCCATTCTAAAATTGCTTTTTTCTTAAGTAGACCCGTCACAGTAGTAACCGACGGATATTTTTTACCCGTCGGTGTTTCATAAACTCGAGTACCATCCTGGGAAGTAACACGCTTAAGCTTTGGAAGCTCACATAATATATGATTAAACATTATGCCCAATCGTCCCCTTCTTTTTTCTCAGGAACAAACTTAGAAAGATCTGGAGGTTTCCATCCTTCCGGCTTTAAAATTTTTCCATCCTCGCGCCGAATAACTTTGCCTGTAGTTTTATCTATTTTTGATAGATTACTTTCAGCAACTGCTTTCCATGCCCCGTCCCAATTAAATTTTTTCATGCGGCAATAACCTAGTATTACCCAGATCATATCCATGCACGCATCCAACTCTTCTACATCGTCTTCATTTTTAATTGCATCTACAAATTCTTTATACTCTTCGTGAATTAACTCTTTGTATAAATTTGCATTTTCTTCGGATGGGTTTTGTTCACACGCAATTTGAAAAGAAATAACGTCTAACGGCATACTTATCATAATATTATCCTTTGTTTATAAAACTTCTAAATTATGGTCCCAGTGTTTTTTTCTGTCCTCAAGACCAATTGTACCACCGTTGATCTTCTTTGTCATTGCTAATATGTCCTTTTTATCAGCAACTTCATTAAGACCATTTTTTTTCCAGAACCAGCAAGCAGATTCAATGGCGCCATCTATTGTTTCCAAATACTTGATAGTTTCATTCATATCTTTGCCGATTGCTTTTGCAAATGCAGCATAGTTATCGTGACCTGTTAATTGAATAGCACCCCGACCCCGATATTTATAACCATCACCCGACGCTTCGGGTCCGTTACCCATTCTGCCGCCATATACTTTGTTAGCAATCATTTCCGGTTTGCGCTCGTACTTTGCAGCTGTAGCATCATCGGGGAAGTATTTACCGAATACACCTCGAAGACCCTTTGCTCCATAATTTAAATTTTCTTGTAGTACAGTAAATCCTGCAGACTCGTGTCCACATTGTGCTAAGAAACCTGCTACCCTTTCCTTGGTGTTGATTTCATATTTTTCTAATATTTTGTTTAGTGCCGCTGTTAGCGCAGGAACATTTTTGTTCTGTGAAACGCAGCTTGATATTTGTTGTTCTGTTAATTGCATATTTTCCCCTATAGTTATTATTCGTACATGGTTTCATACTTCAACCGTGCTAATATATATTCCTTCACTATAGCGGATCTAACAATATCATCTACACCAAATTCAAATGTTTTAAAATTTGGCATCATATCTGCTATGACCATAAATTTTTTCAGACCCGACATATCATGTTTTTTGTACAAGTCTGTTTGTCTAAAATCTCCACAGAATAGAATTTTAGATCTATCTCCTACTCTTGTCATTATTGAATTTAATTCCATGTCTGTCATATTCTGACATTCATCTACAATAATGATAGAATTACTTAATGTAATGCCTCGTACAAAAGATGTTATTAAAAATTGAACAGCTTTTTGTTCTAACAATCTTTGGTATGCGTCAGGCCTCTCAAATAAGTCTGCGCAAATTTCTATATACGGTTCTGTATAAACTTCTGTCTTTTCTTTCTCGTCTCCCGGTAAATGTCCTATATCTCTGCTGGGCACTGCAGATCTTACTATGACAACTTTATTAAAATTACTTGATTTTTCTAAAACTTCTTCCAAAGCATGGTATAGTGCAATATAGGTTTTTCCTGTTCCTGCAATACCATGTAATAACATTATCTGCGATTCGTCGTATGCGTCAAAAAATCCTTTCTGATTTTCAGTTAATGGTTCTATTGTTTTCATGTCATCTAATCTTAGTTTTAACTTATTATTGGCAATAGTAAGTTGAGGTTTTTGAATAGATTGAGTTTGAAGATTTGTTTTAGTTCTTGCCATGAATGCCCTCGTTAAATGGAACGATAGGAGGACAACCTTGTTAGGTAATATCCTCCTCGAATTGAGAAATAAAAAATATCATCTATTTTAGCGTCGGCTCAATTTATCTTTAAGATTCGCGTGTCTGCCATTGGCAGCGCTAATCCTAGATAACACTTCTCGAAACCCGTTGTCAATAGTTCGAAGACCTAAACGCACTGGGTCTCCTATTTGCATAGTACTATGATGGGATTCGTGATTTGTTGATTTGCAGGATGTGCATTCTTGTTGATCTTTGTCATCAAATTTACAAAAGACTTCAAATATGTGGGAACACTGGGAACATTTTAAATCGTACATTGGCATAAAGTAAACTCCTATATTTTTATTTATACCTAACTATAATTGAACCATTGCGGAGTACTGCGTTTTTTCCAATTTGCGAGATGTATTTTGTTTTTTATATAATAATTCTGATATGACGCAATAGAATCACCTGGGATTTTCACATCTTCAGGCATAGCAGGAGTAGGTTGTGTAAAACCACTATTGCCAATATTACTAGGGATATTCTTAAGTAAAACATAACAAAGGCCATCTCTTTCAACTTTATGAGTTTTGCTATACCGATACGTGTATTCTTCACACAATGCGAGCAACATATTAGCTAACCAAATATAGTTCTCAGGTGATTGTCTCACCCAAATTGCTGAAGGATGATTGATATGTGTAGAAGCATAGAGAGTAGAATCAAGATAGCCAGAAAGTACATATCTTTTTTGTTTGCGACCAGTTTTACTGTAGCCATCAATGAGAGTGCCATCAAGAAAACGATGAGCAGTAGAAAGTAATTGAGCATATTCAAGTATCATTTTAACAACGTGTTTATCATTGTGCATCTCAGCACACTCTGCAGGATTGTGATCCAAATAAAATATATTCATAGCGATTCAATAGATCTAAGTATACCTATAATAATTTGTTTTGTTTTACTAGAAAAAATGGTAGAGGATTTCGCCTCTACCAATGCCTTAATAACTGTCAACGGATCGTAATTTTCTAATGTATTTTCTGTAACTTTTTCTGGTAATTCTGAGAATACATTTAATGACATTACTGTTACAAGTATCTCTTCCTCCGTATACAAAGGAATCTTGTAACCTTTAAATAAAGCTCGTTTTTCTGGGAATCTATAGATCTTAGCATTCATCTAGTATTTATAAACTAAGCCAAGATTTAACCTTTTCGATTGTTTCATTTGCATTTGTGTGCAAAGATACATACCCATCCATGACTACAAAGTCGTCACACACATCTTGCGTATCATCAATCAAAAAAGATTGATTATTTGCGAACCCTTTTTTGTACCAACGACCAGGAACAATAATTGCAGGAAAATTAATAGAGTTTTTACACAACCAATTAATTTTTTGAGATTGTACTGATGCGTGATCTTTAAATCCGCCGCTAGATGATAGAATCGCAATGTCTGCTTTTTTGTTAACAGAATTTAGAAATTCGACCAACTCAGTTGCACCTTCATGCAGATCAAAGGTTTCGAAATGCTTGTCATCCACAATTGTACGCCAGTGTTGCCCAAATTTATTACGAGCCTCACTTGGAGCATGACCAAACAATTCTACAAATCTTGAATTGAAGTCTGCAAGGACTCCATCCATGTCTACATATATTTTCTTAATCATTTTACTTTGTTGCTACTATCTGCAACATCCTTGTCTTCACGCAATTCAATAAACACGGGCAAGAACAAACTTTCAACACCTGATCTATCTTTAATACGAGCATTATATTTGACAGTGACAATTTTTCCTATTACTTTACTGTGAGTATATGCATCTCGTTGTTCATCGGAATACCCCGAACCAACATTAACACGAATAACACCGTCGCTTGATTCACACACCAATGCTCCGAGCCGACCCTTATTTTTACCAGTACCTTCTTCCCAATCAACAACAACCAATTCACATTCCAATTCACCTTTGAATTTAATTTGTTCTTTAGACCGTCGATCTTCCCAAATACCTGTTTTGGATTTTAAGATTGTGCCTTCTTGGCCTTCAGCAAGAAACTTCTCAAAAATTACCTGTGCAGAATAAAGATTATTGACTTCTTTATTCCAAACCAAGTCTACATAATGTCTAAACTGATTAAACTGACCTTTGACGTGTGAAATAGAATTACCTAATTTAGCTAGACGAATATTATACGGTTCCGTATCTTTGCTTGTCTGGAATGAGCTAAGAGGAATAGCATCCCAAAGAGTTGCTCGTACATTTTCCGATTCCTCCATACTCATAGTACCCTTAATTGCTTTAGATAAAATGCCATTGCCTGTTTGTCTATTGACTGGCTTGCCTGCATAATCAGCAATCAACAATTCACCATCAAACACCATGTCTTGTCCATAGTGTTCTGCCATCTTAAGAAAAGGTACACTAAAAGATTGATTAGGGATGCTTAATGTCTTGCCATTACGAGATCTAAATTCTACAGTGTTGCCTCGGGTGATTGCGTTGAATCGCATTCCGTCAAGCTTAAGCTGGACGTACGCTGGGAAGGAGATTTTGTCAACGAGTTTTTGGTCGTATCCAGAAGCCAACATAATTGGGTATGTCGAGACAACTCCTGGCCAAATTTTGTTGACTGTTGCTTCGGAGACTCCACACCGCATGTCTTTTGCAATAATACGCTCAATGATCTTTGCATCTTCATGATTAACCGATTCTAAAATAGTTTGTAAATGAGAAATACCTGCGTTACCAGTATGTACTCGCAAATAAAGAAAGTCCAACTGATTCAATGCATCATCTAAAGGAACACCTGTATCTTTAGGTTGATATGTAGGGATCTTGCGAATATAAAACTGAATAAACGGATCTAACGCCAAATGAAATACTCGTTTAAGTAATTCATTGTTCTTATTTTTAATAAGAATAGCTTCTTTAGCTAGACGGGAATTGTCTGATGCTAATTGTTCAAAGATCGTATAGATTTGGCTCATTTCTTCTCCTTAATGTCTTATTATAATACCGTTCGGATAAGAAGTCAAGAAGTAACCCGTTCAAGAAAAGGGTTAAATTGCCCTTTAATTTTAAATGACATTTTATAGTCTTTTTCCTCCGAAATTAGTTTTTCTTTTACAGGTTCAATAGATTCCAAATCTTTATAAACACCTACAATATTTTTCTTTTTAACACGTCCAATTTTATCTAAATAATTGGCTTCAAGGATATATTGATTAAACATATTAAGTAGTTTGTTTTTCCATAGTAGTACTATTAGTAATAGTTTGATACATTGTCTCAAACTCCTCATGTTCTTCCAGCTCAAGGCTAAAATTTTGTTTGTGATAAACTTTTGCCATACGTCGAAATGTCTTTTTTGACAATAGATGTTTTTCGCAAATGTCTTTAATCGCTTCTCGAATAAATTCCCGTTCACCTTCTGTGCGAGCCATTGACGCACTAATTTCTTTCATGCATTCTAGAATCTCTTTACGGTCGGTTGGGCTTGATGGGATAGTCATAATTATTTTCTTTCAATATCATCTTCAATACAATTATCTCCATACTGGATTTCGATAATTTTCAACGGAGCATCTGTTTCATTACAAAGCTGATGCCATTCAGTTTTCCTAATATGGAGACTATCAAATTTTTCATAGACTCCTTGTAGGTCAACATCGGTGCCTGCGTCCAGTGTATAGACAGAGGCTTTTCCTTCAGAAACAAACCAGTGCTCTGCTCGATCTTTATGTCTTTGCATACTAAGACATTTACCGGGATCAACTGTTAGTTCCTTAACTTTAACTTCTTTATCTTGTTCATGTAGGACACGATAATAACCCCAATACCTTTCAGTCTTAGGAGATTTCCATTCTTTAAGAATCCATGAACTAGAATTGGTTTTGTCTTCTCCACCTATACCAAAAGCAAAACTCAATCTGTTATCTTGAATAGACATTTCGGGAATGTTATCTTTATTCCTATCCCCGCCGTTGGCAAAAATAATTTCATAAGTTGGATATAAGTCCAATGCATATTGAATAAATTTCTTGGCGCTATCATCTGAATCATACGAGTCATCAAATACGACGATGTCATCGACACATTCTAATTCCTTAATTAATGCTGATCTTTCCAGAATAGGCATAAATGGTCTACCTTTTTTTCTAGTCAACCATGCATCAGAATTAATGCCTACTACAAGCCAATTGCCTAGACTTTTTGCAGTTTTTAAATATTTGATATGACCACTATGTAAAGGATCAAACCCACCTGTTACTAATACTATTTTCATTATCGCCTCATACTTGAAATTGATTTTGCCTCTTCGTCACTAAAGATAGGAACGGCATTGGACTTATGCATAGTACCAATGCCAATCATCTTTGTTCCGGTATATTGAGGAATTACTTTAGAACTACCAATACCATCACCAGTATTACGACTAGGAATATTTTTGGTATTTGTTCTACCAACGGGAGTAGACAATTTATAGGACAATGTCTCAGCTGCAAGAGCTCGTTGGCGTTTTTTTTCTTCTTGAGACTCGCCATGAGACTTTAGAAGTTTTTTCCATTCTGTATCAAGCTCTCGAGCACGTCGAGCCTCGTCTGCATTCTTAAATTTAAACTTGCCTTTTTTCTTTCCACCTGTAGAAAGCCAAGGTCCAACTATGTGCATAGTCATAAAATACTCCTCACGAATAACATAATTATAACACCTTTTTCAATACTTGTCAAATGCTCTGTATTGATATTCGGTCATTTGTCTACTATCATATTTTGGATCATCCGGCATTAATCCCATATTTGACCAGGCTTCTTTGGTAGGAAGAGGTTCCGGCTCCTTTTTGAATATTTTAATTATTCGTTCAAAGAAGCCTCGTCCTTTTTTACTGCAACAACTTCTTTAACCTTGGGTGGCATCAAATCGGGATATGCTTCTCGCACTAAATCTTCTTTAATTGATTTATATTTGGTTTGAATTTTGCGATCTTTAGCTAAACAAACTAATTCTGATTCTGTCCAATGTAATCCCTCTAACATCTGCAGAAACAATTGTTCTTTACGCATTTTTGTTAAATTAACACCTGCATCCAACCAAATATAAAATCTTCTGAATTCGGTATACAAATTTGATTCAGAATATCCTACGGGGATAGAAGTATCTTTCTTAAATGGTGGTTCACCTTCGGGTAAATTTACCTTTACTCGCGGATCATAATTGATTTGTAAAATTCCTCGAAGTACTTGATGTTCGTAGGCTTTAAGAACTTTGATTTTGTTTTCTCTGCCTATAGTTCTTTCTACTTCTTCTAGAATTTGTGGTACTGATGTTTTCATTTAAAATTCCTCTATAACTTCAAGCATATTTTTCATTTTATGTTCAATGAAAAAGTTTAGCAATTTACTTTTATCTTTTGTTGGCTTTTCAACATAACTATTTATAATAGATTCCTTGATTCCTTTTGGTATACAATCAAAACTAACTAGAACTCGATTGCGATCATAGTTTGCTTTGAAGTCATCATCCTGTGGCATTTCTTCCGGATCCTTGTACCAAATATCTACCTTCTTAGATGATACTGGTTTTTGTCGAACACCTTTTACAATACTATCATCTGCAGAAAATACATTTGGCACACCGTCACCCTTGTCCCCTCGAATAATATGTTCGAAGATATATTTTTCTGGGCTAATGTCTGGTTTAACATATTTTTTCTGTACAGGAGAAAACTGTTTTACATTTTCATACTTTTGAAGTTGAATAAAGTCATGGTCTCCAGAAAGAACTAAGAATGGCTTTGGTTCATCAAATAGGACACTGCTTGTATCATTGGACTGAGACCATTCTGCTAATACTGCAATTACATCGTCTGCTTCCGCACCATCAACATTAATAACTTTATAAGGAAAGAAAACATCGATCTCGCTTCTAATTAAATTGAGTGCTTCAAAAATTTGTTTCCAATCAAGACCAGAGTCTTCCCTTGCCTTTTTTCTGCCTGCTTTATAATACTTAAAGTATTCTCGGCGCCAATAGCTTTGGTTGTCGCATGCAATAACAAGCTCCCCAAATTCTTTGCCAAATTTTTGTTTATAACTTCTAATAGAATTAAGAATCATATGGCGCAGAAGAGGGACCTGCACTACAATGTCTTTACGGTTGCCTAACTCCATCATTAGATTGGAGATGGCGGTTTGGTTAAAATCTACTACTATCATAATGAGGTGTTTGTTACTTTTACTGAGGTTACGATTAAAGGGCTTACTTCTGTTGATGATACTGTTACTACATTTCCGCTTGCGTCAATAAATGCATTTGCGCTTGTATTTTGATTTTCTAATAGTGTGACCCATTTTGATACTGTTTCTTTAACATTTGATTTTAATGTTAAATCCATTACTTGAGTACTACATCCTGTTAACAAATTGTAAACCATTTGTGTAATTTGTGCAGTCACTGCACTACGAATAGATGCTTTATTGATTGAAGCAATATACGATGCATTAAGACCATCAATAGTTGCAACAAAAGTTGCTAATGCTTGTTGGTAATCAGAAAACCCTGTAGCATTTTGAACTTTTTCTATAATAGCATAGATATAATCTTTGTTCTTTAAAGAATCA